ACAGAGCTTTCGCCGAGCGCGCGTCACTTGACCATCGTCGCATACTTACGCGAGCAGACAAGGCTGAGCCTAAGAGCATCGACGAGTTGCGCAACGACTTTGGGTTCAAGATACAGGGCGCAGACAAGCCACAGGGCAGCGTAGAACATGGCACGAAGTGGTTGGCGGACCTCGAGGAAATCATCATCGACCCGATGTCCTGCCCGCTCGCTGCCAAAGAGTTCGTCAACTACGCTCTGGGCCGCACGAAGAGCGGCGAGATCATAAGCAAGTACCCTGACAAGGATAACCACTCAATAGACGCCATACGCTATGCGCTTGAGGACGAGATCAGGGCGCGACCTAAGAAGCGCATATTCAACTTCGACGCTATTCCTGTACTAAGTAGGTGGTGATATGCTGATACACAACAAAGGTGCGAAGGCCGATCGTGACAGGGCTGTGCTAGTCCATTCGTACAAAGCCATGTGCAAGTACTTCAACGTTCCGCGCCGCGATAGGCTTACTCCTCTCGCACTTGCGTCGCTGTCTAACACACAGATATACAAGTTGTCCAAGGACCTCTACAACGACCAGCCTGTAGGGAGAGCCAAGCGCCTCGCGCGCAAGCTGGGTCTTGACGGTACTGTCAGTGAACCTTGGTACGTGATTTTGTGGGCGCGCGTCAAGCAGGCCTTACTTGAGCCTAAGTCCAAGTCGAGTGAGGTCCAGCGTGGCTAAGCCAACACGCGACGAGCGACTTCAGCGCGTGCACTCTGAGGCGCGCCGACGCTTCAACGATATACAGTCTGCTGTGTATGCTGAGCGCAAGCAGTGCCTAGAAGATAGGCGCTTCTATTCTATATCTGGAGCCCAGTGGGAAGGCAACCTCAGTCAACAGTTTGAGAATAAACCTCAGTTTGAGGTAAACAAGATACATCTCGCCGTGGTGCGTATATTCAATGAGTACCGTAATAATAGGATCACTGCGCGCTTTGTCACGAAGGATGGTAAGCCTAACGACGCCCTCGCGGACCTATGCAACGGTCTGTTCAGGGCAGACGAGCAGGACTCATATGCTGAGGAAGCCTACGACAACGCTTTTGAGGAAGCTGTAGGTGGCGGCATTGGCGCGTGGCGCCTGCGTTCAGTCTACGAAAACGATGAGGACCCGGATAATGAGCAGCAGCGCATACGCATAGAGCCTGTATTCGACGCAGACTCGTGTGTGTACTTTGACCTCGACGCTAAGCGACAGGACAAGGCAGACGCTAAGTACTGCTTTGTATTGACGATGATGACACCTGAAGCGTACACTGCACTGTTTGACGACGACCCTGCGACGTGGCCCAAGGACGTTGAGGCTAGTCAGTTTGACTGGTACACGCCGGACACGGTGGTCGTGGCTGAATACTACTTGATTGAGGAGACTCACGACGAGTCGATCGTATACGCTAATCAAGTAGGTGACGAGAAGAAGTTCCTCAAGTCTGTGCTTGACGAGACCATGACACAGGAACTCCTTGCTAAGGGCTTCATAGAAGATAGGCGCAAGCGCGTCACGATCAAGAAGGTGCACAAGTACACTATGTCGGGTGGGCGCGTGCTCGAGGACAACGGGTACGTCGCGGGTAAGTGCATCCCTATCATCCCTGTGTACGGTAAGCGCTGGGTCGTTGATAACGTCGAGCGCTGTATGGGGCACGTGCGCCTCGCGAAGGACGCGCAGCGCCTAAAGAACATGCAACTGTCCAAGTTAGGCGAGATTAGTTCACTGTCCGCAGTCGAGAAGCCTATCCTATTGCCCGAGCAGGTAGCTGGGCACGGCAACATGTGGGCTGAAGATAACATAAAGAACTATCCCTATCTACTCATAAACCCAATAACAGACGCTACGGGCAACCCGATGCCTGCAGCCCCAATCGCATACACCAAGCCTCCTCAGGTTCCGCCTGCGCTTGCTGCACTACTCCAACTTACTGAGTCTGATATACAGGACATATTGGGCAACCAGCAGGAAGCAGACAAGATCGTCGCGAACGTGTCTGAGAAGGCGCTTAACCTTGTGCAGACGCGCATGGACATGCAGACGTACATCTACGTCTCAAACTTCGCGAAGGCCGTGCGACGCTGCGGTGAAGTCTGGCTCTCGATGGCTAAGGACATATATGTAGAACCCGAGCGCACGATGAAGACTATAAACGAGTCAGGTTCTGCTAATGCAGCAAAACTTAAGATTCCTGCGAAGGATCAAGCATCAGGCGCACTGATTCTAGGCAATGACTTGACTAAAGCTAACTTCGACGTCGCTGTAACTGTTGGTCCTTCGTCTACTTCGCGACGCGAAGCTACGCTGCGCTCAATCACAGACCTACTCCAGATTACACAGGACCCTGAGACTATGCAGGTACTTCTCGCTATGGCTGTGATGAACATGGAAGGTGAGGGCATGCACAACTTGCACGAGTATTTCCGCAAGAAGCTCGTGCAGATTGGCGTCGAAGAACCCACAGACGCGGACATGCAGGCTGCTACCGCTCAGGCACAGGCTCAGAAGCCTACAGCTCAAGAAGAGGCCTTGCTCGCAATGGCTCAGGAGTCACAGGCTAAAGCAACGAAGGCGCGGGCTGACGTGCTAGAGACAGTTGCTAATACAGAACTAACACATGCTAAGACACTCGAGACTCTTGCTAACATCGACCCAGCAGAACGGGCGCGCGTGGAAGCACAGAAGTTGGTACCTCAGGCTTCGGCCTTAGTACAATAGCGCACACCGCCTGAGCGCATCACGCAGGCGAGAGATCAAGGAGATAAGGATGGCCTTTAAGTTGCCGGACGAAGAGATCGTGACACAACCTCAAGAGCAACCTCAGGTTGAGGAGACGACTGACGAGTCGTCTACCATAGAGACAGAAGTCGCTCCGGAAGAGATCGTCGTCACGATAGGCGAAGAGACAGAACCCGAGGAGCATGAGGACAGTACTCACGGCACGCCAGTGTGGGTAAAGGCTGTCCGAAAGCAGAACCGTGAGCTGCAGAAGCAGGTTCGAGAGCTTAAGGCACAGATAGTTGCTCCAGTAGCAGCTGCAGAAGTTCCGCCTGTGGGCGAGAAGCCTTCCCTCGTGGGCTGTGACTACGACACTGTCAAGTACGAGGCCGATCTGGCCGCATGGTATGAGCGTAAGCGCTTGGCCGACGAAAAACTCGCCAAGGTAAAGGCACAGGCTGCCCAGCAAGAGCAGCGTTGGGCCCAACGCCAGGTCGAGTACAAGACAGCTAAGGATCAACTTAACGCTGAGGACTATGACGACGCCGAGATCATCGTGCAGGACCTCTTCGACGTTACGCAGCAAGGCATCATAGTGCACGGTGCCAAGAACGCGGCCCAGGTAGTCTATGCACTAGGCAAGAATCCAAGTAAAGCTAAGGAACTAGCTGACATAAAGGACCCGATCGAGTTCGCGTTCGCCGTAGCTAGGCTGGAGAGTCAGTTGAAGTTCAACGTCAATGCTAGGCGCCCGTCTGTGCAACCCGAGTCACGCGTAGTAGGTAGCGGAAAGCCTGCTGGTATCAGTGATGCCACGCTCGAACGACTGCGCGCCGAGGCTAGTAAGACTGGCGACTACACGAAAGTTAGCGCTTACAGAAAGCAACTTCGTGACAATCAAAGGAGATAAGTCATGGCCAATGAGTTTTCCAAAGAGGAACGCGTCGCGTTCGAGGACATCCTTGAGGGCTTTCAGGACGCCCTTGTTCTCAGCAAGAACGTGGCCGTGTTCAACACGGACCAGGTGCTCATGGAGCGTACGGGCAACGTGATCTGGCGCCCACAGCCCTACATCGCGCAGAGTTTCGACGGCGAGGACCAGTCCGCCAACTTCAAGCAGCAGACCCAGCTGTCTGTGCCCGCCACTATCGGCTTCAAGAAGTCGGTGCCCTGGGTTATGACCGCCAGCGAGTTGCGCGACGCGCTGCAGGAGAAGCGCCTCGGCGATGCTGCTAAGCAGAAGCTCGCCAGCGATATCAACATCGCAGTACTCGACATCGCGTCACTGCAGGGGTCTCTGGTCGTGAAGCGCACGCCTGCCGCCACTGGCTTCGATGACGTGGCGCTCTGCGAGGCGATCATGAACGAGCAGGGTATCCCTGACTACGATCGCTTCCTAGCCCTCTCGACCCGGGACTATAACGGCATGGCCAGCAATCTCGCTGGGCGCGCCGACATGACTGGTAAGCCTCTGACGGCCTACGAGCGGGCCTTCGTTGGGCGCATCGCGTCCTTCGATACCTACAAACTCGACTATGCTCGCCGTATCACGGCTGCTGCGGGTGGCGCAGGTATCACCATCACTACTCTCGCCGCTGGTGGCAACGTCTACGTGCCCAGAGCCACTACGACTGCTACGACTGGTGAGCGCTCTAACGTAGATAATCGCTTCCAGAACGTCGTAGTTTCATCCACTGCCAACGTGGCGGCGGGTGATTCATTCACCATCGCTACTGTCAACGCGGTCCATCACATCACCAAGCAGGACACTGGACAGCTCAAGACCTTCCGCGTCGTCTCCATCACGGACGCGACGCACATGGTCATAACGCCTCCGCTCATTACCGCCCAGGGCGGCACTGACGCAGAGAAGCAGTATCAGAACTGCATCGTAGGCACGTCTGCTGCTAACTCGGCGATCGTGTTCCTCAACACTGTCACTGCTGCAGCTAATCCTTTCTGGCAGCGCGACGCGATCGAGATCATTCCTGGGCGCTATGCAGTACCCAGTGATGCTGGTGCCGCTGTGATGAGGGCCACCACGGAGCAGGGCATCGAGATCGTGATGCAGAAGCAGTACGACATCGATACGATGAAGACCAAGTATCGCCTGGACACGCTCTTCGGCGTCGTGAACAAGCAACCTGAGATGAGCGGCATCGTTCAGTTCGGCCAGACCTGATGAATAGGGCGAGTCATAACGACTCGCCCACATCTCATCCACAAGGAGCAATGCAATGTCTAGCAAAGTATTTCCCTTCGGCGTCGTGGAGTTCACGCTGGCTGCGAGCGCCAAGATCGCTGCTTACTCTAAGTCGCCAGCCAAGATATACATCAAGGCTGGCTACCCTAACTATCCCGATTCCTGGTCGCTTCTCAAGGCTCTCGCGGCTGAGGAGGAGTATGCTTCCGCTGCTGTCTCTACGACCACGCTGGTGCGCATCGAGGCGGAAGCAAGCGATGTGTACTACGCCTATGGCACTGATGCTGTAGTGCCGGAAAAACGCGACTGGCAGAATCAGCCCGCGCCTGGCGCTCTTGATGCTACAGGCGCGCTTACCGCTGCAATGATCCTCTCAGGGATCGTTACCTCTACTACGGCTGCCGCCGTAGCTGGTACAGTTCCCACGGGTACCGTACTCGATGCGGCCCTTAACCTCGCCATCGGAGAGTCTGTGGACTTTTCGGTCATCGCGACGGGCGCCAACGCCTTCACTGTTACCGCTGCTGCAGGCGTCACGATCGTAGGCGTCGCAGTAGTCGCGACTGTCACTTCGGGTAGGTTCCGACTGCGCAAGACCGCTGCTGCTACCTACATCATCTACCGCCTCGCGTAAGTAAACAACCCCGAGGACTAACATCCTCGGGGTTATACTAAGGAGTAAGTGATGGACTTTCCACGTTTCGTGTTTACTAGTCCAGGCTCAATACTTTGTCAGGATGGCACTTACGACGTTGAACTCGTCAAGAATAAGAACGAGTTTGGCAGTGCTATTAAGGCTGGCTACTTCGAGACGCTACCTGAGGCTTTGAGTGGTGTTAGACTCAACGCTGAGCCTGAGCCTGAGCCTGAGCCTGAGCCTGAGCCCGAGCCCAAGGGCATGAACCTAAGGATAGGCACTTAATATGCCCCTCAAGAAGGGTTACTCAAAGAAGACTATCTCCGAGAACATCGCTAAGGAGATAAAGTCGGGTCGTCCACAGAAGCAGGCCGTCGCCATTGCGCTGGACACTGCTCGTCGTGCTGCTAAGCGGGCCAAGAAGCCTAGTAAAGCACCAAAGAAGAAGTGAGGTAGTTATGCCCAACAACAAACCTGTGCGCTTGAAGGTGAAAGAGGCTAGCAAGACTAAGTCAAAGAGTCCGAAGAACAAGAGTACATCAATAGTTGTGCGCGGTCCGGGCACGATGATCTCTGCTCAAGAACTGCAGTATCAAGCCGAGGACGACGCCCGCACGCTGATGCGTGCTGAGGAAATCAAGCGTGATGCGCCTAGACTCCGCAAGGCTAAGGCTGTAGCACAAAAGAAAGCTGACGAGGCTTCAAAGGTAGCCAAGTTGTGAGTTACACGAAACGCCAGCTCATTGAAGCCGCCATGGCCGAGATCGGTCTGGCGTCGTATTCTTTTGACCTCATGCCTGAGCAACTAGAAGCAGCACTTAGACGCCTTGACTCGATGATGGCTGAGTGGAACGCGCGTGGTTTGCGTTTAGCTTATGCTATACCTACTAGTCCTTCTACATCAGACATAATAGTAGACTCAGGTCTACCTGACTCTGCGTGGGAAGCTGTAATAACTAACTTAGCTCTTCGTCTTGCTCCTTCATATGGAAAGACTGTCAATCCTATGACACAGACTACTGCACGTCATGCCCTCAACACGCTATTAGCCCGTGCAGCCATGCCTAACGAACAAAAGACTAGTACACTACCAGCGGGTGCTGGCCATAAGGTTATAGACGACACGTTCATACTTGAACAAGCCGAAGACTTAGTAGTGGGTCCTGACACTACGCTTGACTTTAACTAGGAGGCTCCATATGGGTATGCAGATAAACCAACTAACTACGACGACACCCAGTGCTGCGCAGAATGTGCCCATATATGATCCTGCTCAAGGTGATACGCGTCGCTGGTCACTGTCCGATCTGCTGACCTGGCTTCAGGCCAACCTGACGTTCCCTGCGGCTGGTCGGCCAGAGCCCGACACGCAGTACGCAGCGCCTGCTGCCTCGCCGTTCTCTGTGTCCGTCACGAACGCCAACAAGGACGTGCATCTAATCCTTACACCTACGGGCGCTCTCGCCGCCGGTACTGTGGTGCTACCTGCTGTGGCCAACGTGAGGGATAAGCAACTCGTCATCGTCAACTGCACCCAGCAGGTTGCGACTCTCATGGTGAATGGGAATGGTGCTGTGGCTGTAAACGGAGCGCCTGCCGCACTAGCCGCTGATGACTTCTTCACGCTTAAGTACGATGCAACTGTCTCGACCTGGTATAGGGTCGGATAAAGGAAGGAAGCAATGAAGTTTTACCCTGATCGTGGCACCAACCAAGTCACTACGCCAGGTGCAGTCTCCGCGTCAGTAGCAATTAATGCTGTGTCGAAGGCTGTGCGTGTGGTCAACTCAGGCGCCAACATATGCTATGTGCGTGTAGGTTCAGGCGCGCAGACAGCTAATACTTCGGATACGCCGGTTCGATCTGGCGAGTCGATTATACTTGGCAAGGGAGATGGTGACGATACGCTCGCGCACATCTCAGCGGCAGGAACTACGCTTCACGTTCAGACGGGCGAAGGGTCCGAGGACTAATCATGCAGATTCCTATCCTGAGCGGAATATACGCTGACGAGGTAGCGGACTTCCGCACCGCGTATCCCGTCAACATGGTTCCGGTGCCCAAGAGTACGGGCATCAGCTCAGGATACCTACGCCCTGCTGAAGGCGCGGTTAAGATAGGCACAGGTCCCGGAATACCGCGCGGAGGCATCAACTGGAATGGAGAGTGTTACCGTGTCATGGGCACGAAACTCGTGCGCGTCGCGGCGGACGGTGCTGTCACTGTGCTTGGTGACGTGGGTACTGGCGGCCAATGCACGTTTGATTACTCCTTCGATCGCTTGGCGATCGCGTCGGGCGGAAGGTTGTACTACTGGGACGGTACACTTTTGACGCAGGTAACTGATCCGGACCTAGGTACCGTGCTCTCTGTGCGTTGGGTAGACGGATACTTCATGACGACAGATGGCACTTATCTGATCATCACCGAACTCAACAATCCACTGTCCGTGAACCCGCTCAAGTACGGAAGTTCCGAGATCGATCCCGACCCAATCCAGGCGGTGCTCAAACTCCGCAACGAGATCAATGCGGTCAACCGCTACACCATCGAGGTCTTTGACAACGTGGGCGGAGACACATTTCCCTTTGAGCGCATAGAGGGTGCGCAGATACAAAAAGGGGCCATTGGGACTCATGCCACGTGCATCTTCTCGGAGTTCGTGGCCTTCCTCGGCAGCGGGCGCAATGAGCCGCCTGGAGTTTATCTTGGTGCTAATGCCTCTGCGAACAAGATAAGTACGCGCGAGATCGATGCACTCTTGGCAGGGTATTCCTCCACTGAGCTGGCGGATGTCGTGCTGGAGTCGCGTGCGAACCAGGCACATCAGCACCTATGGATTAGGCTGCCTGACCGGACACTGGTGTACGACCTCGCGGCATCACAGGTTATCGGGGAGTCTGTGTGGTTCCAACTCACAAGTGCCCAGGAAGGATTCAGTACATACAAGGCTGCTGACCTCGTGTGGTGCCACGATTCATGGATGGTGGCTGATCCTGAATCGTATGATGTTGGAGTGCTTGACGCTTCCACGGCGCGGCACTTTGGAGAAGTGGTGCGCTGGGAGTTCAACACTGCCATCGCCTATAACGAGGGACGCGGCGTGCTCTTCCATTCGCTAGAGTTGGTGTGTCTCACCGGTCGCGTTGAGACTGGGGAAGATCCATACATCTCTACGAGTTACTCCGTTGACGGAGAGACGTGGAGCCAAGACCGGCCTATCAGAGCCGGAACACGCGGAGAACGCACCCGACGCTTAGCGTGGTTCCAACAGGGTCACATGGCATCGTGGCGCATTCAGCGATTCCGTGGTGACAGCCGGGCATTACTGTCTGTGGCGCGACTTGAAGCGGTGATGGAGCCGTTGACAGTATGAGAGAGCGCCTATCGTTCACCCGCGCACAACTCAAAGAGATATTCAGCGACTTTGAGTCGATCAAGGAGTTCGAGCGACTCATCGATCTAGTGGATAGTCTCATTCCCTCTACCGTGGTAGACCTTGAGATCGCCGCAGAGGCTGCGGATGCCAAGGGGCAAGAAGCACTAGAATCTCTGGGGCGCATCGCACGAGCCATCGAGGAACTTGCGGCACAGCCGCCTGCGCGAGCAGACAATTCTGTAGTCACTGACTACATAGACTTGTCAGACGCCGGTCCTCACGAGACGATGCCCAGGCGTGTCCAATGGAACAAAGATGACGGCACGATGGATGTGGGCCTTTACAATGGCGTCGTTCTGCAGAGTGGCCAAGAGTTTCATGTGTATGCCAAGAATGACGAAGCATTCACCATACTTAACGGGCGCACTGTCATGATGTCCGGAACTGTTGGGGCATCGGGCAAGCTCAAGGTCAAGCTCGCGAATGCGGACGGTACGGTTGACGAGAACTACATGCTGGGTCTCGCCACGCAAGACATTCCATCAGGGCAATTTGGGTATGTTACCATGCTCGGCTTGGTCCGAGGATTCAACACGACGGGCGGTGATAAGACGGTGCCAGAAGTATGGTCCGATGGCGACGTATTGTATTTTGATCCCGCATTCCCGGGCGAGATGACGAAGAACTCTCCAGTGGCACCACGGCTAAACCTTGAGGTGGCCATCGTGATAAAGGCAGGAGCTGGTGGCTCTGGATCAGTTTTCATCCACATGAAAACGGGTGAACATCTTCGCACGCTCCATGACGTTTCAGCACCCACTCCGCGCGACCTGGATCTGATTCAGTACAATACCGCTACGAAGCGCTGGGAATCGGGCGCATTGCCCTGGGTGGACATCGACTTCCCTATCATCGTGCGCACTGTAGGCGCAGGCATCCCTACGTTGACCACCTTGAATGGGAATATCACTATGCCTCGCTGGGCCGTGAACGATTATAATGTGTGTGAGTCGCAGGAACTTATCCATGGATGGAAAGAAGGGTCAACGGTATACTGGCACTTGCATCTGACCACAAACGGGCTGGACGCGACTGCGCGCTATGTGCGCTTCTCTCTTGAGTATGGTTATGCAGACGTGAATGGTACATGGACATTTCCTGCGGTAGTTACCACGGCAGACTTGTTGATTCCCGCGAACACGCCGGACAAGACGATGCTCGTGATGAGTCTCGCCAACTTCACGCCTGCAGTGCACATAGCGAGTCACGTTGTCGCCAGACTTACGCGCGTTGCGGCAGTGGGAGCCGCGCCAACAAACGATCCTTGGATTCCGATACTGCAACTGCATGCGCAAGTTGATACGATAGGCAGCCGAAACATCGGCACGAAGTAGGAGACGAAGATGGCTGTTACCCTGAAGTTGTTGATTCCGCGCAAGCACGCAGAGAACGCGCAGACCGTGCAGTATACATCGCCCGCTGGCACGAAGGCTGTGATTGATAAGTTCACGGTCACCAACACTTCTGGCGCGGTGGCGTATCTCAGCGTCAATCTGATCGCCTCGGGCGGAGCGGCAGGCACCAACAACTTGGTGATGCAGGCGCGTGCTGTATCGCCGGGAGAAGCGTATACTTGCCCCGAGTTGGTTGGCCAGGTGTTGGAAGCTGGGTCGATGATTTCAACGTTAGCCAGTGCGGCAACTGCACTCACCATCAGCGCTGGCGGGCGCGAGATCGTATAGGAGGGCAATATGGCATTACCACTATTGATTCCAGCCCTGATCGCAGGCGGTGCTACGCTGCTTTCGGGAATCATCCAAGGCCAATCGGCTAGTAGTGCAGCTAAGATACAGGCAGGCAAAGCGCAGGTTGGTATAGACGAACAGCGACGTCAGTTTGACGCCATGCAGAAAGTACTGGCTCCATATGTGCAGGCCGGACAAGGCACTATGGCTGCCCAGCAGGCCCTCGCAGGCCTTAGTGGACCTGAGGCACAGGCTGCGGCTATAAAGTCTATTGGTGAAAGTCCAGAGATGCAGGCAATGACGCAGCAGGGCGAAAATGCCATTCTTCAGCAGGCGTCCGCTACAGGCGGTCTACGAGGGGGCAATGTGCAGTCGGTCCTCGCTCAGTTTCGTCCAAACATACTATCAAGTCTCATTAACCAGCAGTATCAGCGTCTTGGTGGCTTGAGCCAGATAGGGCAGGCGTCAGCTGCTGGAGTAGCTGCAGGAGGACTTCAGACAGGTCAGAATGTGGCTGGACTCCTAGGACAACAGGGCGCGGCTGCTGCTGGCGGCCAACTCGCTGCCGGCCAAGCTTGGCAATCAGTGCCTAACGCTGTCATGTCAGGTCTTGGCATGTATACTGGACTAGGAGGTAAGTTCTAATGGAACCTATTAGATACTTAACAGGCGGTGAGAGTCCAATGCAGGCGTTCAAGGGCGCGCTTACCTTAGGCACAGACATTCAACAGCAGCGTGCCGCGTCACTTGCTGCTGAAGCGGAGGCAAATAGACAGGCTGAGATACAGGCCCGCTTTGCTAGGCTCAGTCAACCTGGCGCGACGACTAAGGACTATATGGATCTCGCCATGATACTTCCTAAGGACCAGTCTGAGGCGCTGCGCGAGAGTTTCAAGGTGCTGAAGGCTGACGAACAGCAGGCGGCTTTGACAGACACTGCCCAGGTGTTCTCTGCTTTTAAGGCAGCTCGCCCTGATCTTGCTGTGCAACTTATTCGTCAGCACGCTACTGCTGAAAAGGCTGCAGGCAACGAGCAGGGCGCTCAACTCGCAGAGGAGTGGGCTAAGATGGTCGAAGCAAGTCCTGAAGGCGCAAGTGCTGTTGAGAATATGTTTGGTTACACGCTTGCTCAGATGCCTGGTGGCGACAAGGCCCTTGAAGGTACACTATCTTATGCTAAAGACCTACGCTTGCAGCAAGAACATCCTATACTCATGGCCCAGAAGAAAGCAGAACTCGCCAAGGTGCAGTCGGATGCTGAGAAGGCTGATATTGAAGCAAAGTACGCAGAGAAGGTCAAGCTGGCTGGCCTTGAGACTGCTGCACGCGAGTTAGGACTTACTGACGCTAAGGCTGCTGAGGCCCTTGCGCACGCGCGTTGGTATGACAACGAGACGCTTATAAACATGCTCAAGTTTGATGCTGCTAAGGAAAAGGGTGGCCTCGGGCCTGAGCAGGTTGCACAACTTGAAGACAGCATGCGCAAGGAGTGGTGGAACGATACTACTAACTTTCGCACTATTCAACATCAGCACGACATCGTTAAGAGTGCTGAGAAGTCAGGTATTGGCGACGTCGCGCTTATATTTGCGATAATGAAGATGTATGATCCAGCGTCTGTCGTGCGCGAAGGTGAGCAAGCTACTGCGCAGAATGCTGCAGGTGTACCTTCGTCGCTGATAGGTGTATACAACCAACTAATAGGCGGTGGTAAGTTAGGCGATGCTGCCCGTACGCAGATAAAAGATCAAGCTGAGAAGATATACAAAACTTCACTTACTCGCAACGACGCGCTTAGGACGAGTCTCGTTGACATAGCTAAGCGCCGCGGTTTGAACATGAACAACATAATCACTGGTGGTATAGACGAAGGTACTACCACGGAGGTTGACTACTAACATGCCACACAACATAACTACTAAGGACGG